ACTATATCCTAAAATGTACGGTTGATTATACACATATCGAATCAGCTTACACGAAGTTTATTAACAAAAAAGGTTGGCGTATTGGCTCGAATCTTAAGATAGCTTATATAGAGCATGTTGCACCTTACAAGCCAATGGTAGTTGGTAAAGCTTATCAACCAACACATATTTTGTTAAATCGTGACGATGATCCGACAATTCCTCCCAATGTATTTCCGTTGTTTGACGCGCAAAATCCTTTCAAATCTAGCCAAAGTATTCATTATGCTAGGCTTTATACGTTTTGCTCGGATTTCTTCGCTATTCCGCAGATATTAGGCTCAATTCCTTGGATTGTTCAAAGTTCTAATGTGCCGAAATTTTTGGAGGCCTTAACAAAGAACTCTGTCAATATTAAATATCATATTACGTCACCAAAAGAATTTTGGGACCAAAAAGAAAGCGCACTCAAGCAACAAGCAGAAGATGAAGGTAAGCCTTACAAAGCTTCAGCACTTAAGCGTTACAAGCGTGAACTTCTTCGCGAGATCAAAACGGTTTTGTCTGGTCTCGAAAATGCAGGAAAGTTTTGGCACTCGGAGCAAGTATTGGCAGAAGTTGGCGGAAGTCTTGTGGAACAAGGTTGGAAGATTATTCCAATCGAGCAAAAGATGCGTGACACCGTGCAATCTCAAATCGACATCGGGAATTTTGCGAACAAACAAACTTCTGTTGGCGTTGGTGTTCACTCTGCTATTGGTAACGTAACCGAGGAAGGAAGAAGCGGTTCTGGTTCCGAGCAATATTATGCGCTTAACAATTTCCAACAAATCGGAATCGATATCCCCGAAATGGTCATTATGGAAGCAATTAATTACGCTATCAAAATAAACTGGCCAACGAAAAAAATAAAAATGGGATTTTATCGTGAGCCCGCTAAACGTCAAGAAGATATGTCCAAAGAAGAAAGAAACTTAATAACACCAAGATAATGGAAAATACTAGACCAAATAAAGGCTGTTTATTTTTAGCCGTGATTTTCTCTACAATCTTAACTATGGCATTGGTTGGAGGTTTTTGTACAACTGCATATTTCATTTACCGATGGCTGAATTAATCGTTAACGAACAAAATTTCTCGATCGTCTTCAAAGAAACTTTAGGCTTTGTGGACGCAGATTTTTCTTGGAAGAAAATAAAACCAATGCTAAAATTAGCAACGGACGAAATGATTGATCTGGTTGGTGAAGACAATTATAATCTTGCTAAAGATGCTGCGGATGATGACGATTTCAAAAATCTGCTTCGTTTTCCATTGTTGATGAAGGCTTTGATTATCTATCTTCCAACTGGTGATGTGACAATTGGAAGCAATGGACGAACGATGCGCCGTGATGACAAGAATGTTGCAGCTTTTGAATGGCAAATTGACAAGCATGATAGTAATAACGAAAAGTTATACTTCCGTGGATTGGATAGCCTTTTAAAATTCATGTTTAAAAATGGGTTGGAACTCAATCAAAACCGATTTGACTACAAAGATTTAATTGTTAACTCTTTGGCGTTGTTCGAAAATCACTTTGATATCGATAGCTCGCATTATTTGTATTTCAAATTAATTCCTGCTTTGCGAGAAGCTGAATTGTTAGAAATTGCGCCGCGCATCGATCATGTTTTAGAAGCTGAAATAAAAGCAGAACCAAAATCACAAATAGCATTTTTAGTCCAAAAAATAATCGTCAATTATGCGATGGCTTGGGGTGTTAAAAAATTGAATCTTCAACTATTTCCGAAAGGATTATTGCAAAATGAAAGCGAAGGCGCGAAAGGTAATTCTAAGAAAACGGCTGATGCTTCGGCTAGACAAGGCTTAGTCATTCAGTTTTCACAAGATTATGAGCGCGATCTCAAAAAGCTTGAAAAAGAATTTGCAAAACGAGTGACGCCACCAGTCGAAAAAGATGACGACAATCTGGATTTTGATTTTGACGATAAAGATGGATTTGTAAGCACATGATAACAATAGAAGTACCGGAAAGAAATGAGTATTTATACTTTGCTGAAGAATTGGCAGAGTGTGACGGTGATCAGTTTCTAGATTTTGCGAAACTCCTGCATTGGCTAAATTTCGGAATCATCAGTTACGAAAATTTTAGAACATTGGCTGTTTACGCTAATCTAAGAATAGCGTGGGATAAAAAAAAATATCAAACGCCTGGCTTCATTCCGGAAGATGATATGCAGAAGTGGGAAAATGTCTTTAAGCTAGAGTCATTTATTGATAATTTTTTCGACAAAGAAAAAGATGCTGAAGGTGTAGAGCAAACACATTTGAAGCTTAACTTTATTAAGAATCACAATCCTGTTTACAAACTCGTCAAAACTTATCATGGCCCCGAAGATGCTTTCGAAAATGTGACGTTTGGACAGTATATGGACGCTTTGGATGAATTTATAGAATTTACGAACTCGGGTGATTTTAAAGCTTTGCGAAAATTGTTTGCTATTCTCTATTTACCAAAAGGCGAAAAATATAACAAAACAAAATCCAGACTTCGAGCTACAGGTATTTTCAGAACAACAGATGTCCGTTGGTTGTATAGCTGCTATATTTTTTTCTCGGCAGTTAACAAATATATGTTGAGTGGCAGTGTGACGGTAATGGGCGAAGAGATAGATCTTCGTATTATTTATATCGAAGTTGAGAAATCAAAATTCAAATCCGATATACCTGGATTGGGTTGGATATCCACAGCGCATGACATTGCGGAAAGTGGCGTGTTCGGAACTTACAAAGAAGTCCGAGAAACGCCAATGTGGGGAATCTTAATGCGTTTGTATGAACTTAAAAAGAAAGCGCTTGACGACCAAGCCAAAGAATCAGCAGAAAAAAATAAAGCATGAGTCCATTAGAATTAAAAGAACTTTTAGCCGAAATAAAAGCCGAAGTAACAGCCATTAATAAAACAAAAGGTGTGGTTAGTGATGGTCAACTTATCTCAAAACTTGACGAAATAAGTAAAGACGATAATCAAATATTAGTTGGTGTGTTGCCAAGTTATGGAAGCAATGGCGAAAATGTTGACAACGTCCGCGAAACTACTATCTGCCAATTGATGGTTGTTGAAAAAGTATCGTACAGCGATTTGGACGAAGATGAGTTTTGGGCAGTTTTTGAGCGTGCTTATCAATCGATTAAGTTGGTAAGAGAAATCATCATCCGTAAAGCTGGAGAAGAATGTTTGCCTTATTTGGCGAATATCGATGTTAATAGTTTGGACATCAATCCTGTTTGGGGGTTGTCGGATTGCAATGGTTATTCATTTGATTTTGATATTGCGTAGCGATGGGACTTATCGATAGACGAAAAACGGACATAGGCATTATTGAAGGCCGATTTATTACGCATGTTCTTAATGATCAAGCAAAAGAAATCATGCAAGATTCGAAACGTCAAATGCATGGATTTTCTTCCAGCAAGTGGGGCAAAAATACAATGGCGGTTAACAGCGATACTTTGACTTATGACACGATTGCTGCAACACGTTTTGTAGATATGAAAACAAGACGAAGCAAAGGCTATACTCGTGGTAACAGAAAGATCCCGCCAGGTAAGCGCAAAAAGAAAAACTTCCCGATCCACAATGCGCCAATCTTCCGACACAAAAAATTTATTGTACGCACTTTGTCTTTTGGTTTTACCGATGAAGTCAAAGAAAGTTTCCGCAAAATAGCACAGGACGAAGGTCTATTAAATAATAAATAAAATACCTTAATTACGGTATTTTTTTTGTATCTTTATCTTATGGATAAGAAAAAAGAATTACAGGCTATTTTTGAAGCTGCCCCATTTATTGAAATGAAAGGCGTGGCAAAGTTGATCAACATGGATAAAGATAATTTCAGAAATTATGTTATGAATCCTGATAAGCTTTTAACTGAAAAAACCTATCTCAAAATTAAAAGCGGTCTAGCACTAGCTTTAGAACAATTTACAAAAGCGATGAATCCTTAAAACCTGTCAATTGGCAGGTTATTTTTTTTGTCTAATTTTAAAGGAAATTTTATACTATGAAAAAACTTTTCCTTCTCGTGGTGCTTAGTTGTGGTGCCCTATCTTTTGCGCAAGGTCGTAGTATTTCTTTAGCTAAGAAATCTAAAGAGCCAGTTGTGATAAGCACAGGCGACACGTTGCGCGTTAATCAAACTATCCAATTCAAGCTAGGAGCTAACCAAGATGGAAGCTTCCGATTTGTGCAGGACCTTAACAATTTTAATGAGCCAGTACAGCAATCTGGCTCACGAACATCCGTGGTGAAGCAGCCTATTCTATTTTTTAAAGAAAAAGATGGCGTTGTCTATGCCTTTACAAAATTCTTCGTCACCAACGTAGAAGCTGCGCTTTTGTCCAAAGAAATTGAAATTGTGAAATGAAAAAAATATTAATCCTTTTAAGTTTTATTCTGAGTTTTAATTTATTTAATGCTCAAAACAATGAACCTATAAACTTTACAGAAGTTGTAAAAGTTGATAGTACACGTGCTTCCAAAGAATTATTTTTGAATGCTAAAATGTGGTTTT